CCGACATGGAGCTTATTGGCTTCGTGCCGGTGCAGACGGCGACAGTGACGACCAAGCTGTTCACATCGGCAGGGCACCCTACGTGTCGCTGGATTCGCCCCGTCATGGAGAACGGAACGGGCGTGACGCTGAACGTCGGTTCGATGAACTACGCAGTCATCACGGGTAGCTGAACGTGGCTTTGGTACTTCAGCAGTCGTGGACGCGGCAGCCGCCATATTTGGCGAATGTTGCACGTGGTAATCCGATAAATCGCGGTATAACCGCGCTTGTCCTCGGAAATTATGTGCTCAACATAATAGATCGCACGCCACTGGTTCCGTATGCAGTCGGCTTCGGATACCGGCCAACGACTGGAGAAGCCGGGTCGGCGTTGACTGGATCTTCCGTATTGAATTCAGGCGGATCATTAAGCAAAACAAGTGCTGCTGTTCTAGGGACAACAGGAACAAGCGTTCTTGCTGTTTGCGTAAAACGGACTGGCTCGCCGCAATTAGGCGCTTTGATTTCGGCGGGGACAACGACCGCGAAAGTAGCTCTAAATTATGTCTGGACTGATGGGGTTTGTTATGCCGACTTTGGTGGATCGGCCGGGGCAAACAGAATCAGCTACACGCCGTCGAATCTTGGAGAGGTAAAGCGGATCGTGTTTGCAGCAGGGAGCGGTGGCAGCAGACTCGTTGAAAACGGAGCACTCAAGGCTTCGCAGGGAAGCTCTGTATCTCGCACGGATGCTGCGGATATCGTTTATATAGGTCGAAACACAGCCAACTGTGACACGCTAACAGATATTTTTTTGACTGCGGTCTGGAACAGAGAGCTAACGCTGTCGGAATGTCTATCGCTATCAACTAACCCCTGGCAGCTATTCGCCCCCCGTCGATTGGTCATCCCTACGTCCAGTGCAGGCACAATCCTGCCCACCCTGACCTCGCCGTCGATGTTTCAACTCACGTCGACCACGGGCTACCCGAGAGTGACTGCGAGCTAACCCGTGGCCGTCACCCTCTACTGGACCGTCCAGCTTGCGTCGATAGCGGACCCGACCGAAGTCCAGATCCGGACTGGACTGGACGGCACGGGCGCGGCACTACCGGCGACCCAGAAGGGCAGCGAGCCATACACCACAGGCGGGGTATACACCGAGGCGACGCAAGTCGTTGGCCTTGTTGCGGGCACGAACTACGACCTGAACTGGGTAGCCTACGACGACGAAGCGCTGACCTACTCGGCGATTGCCAAGACGATCTTCACGACCGATGCAGGCGGTACAGTCTACCCTGTAGCTAAAGCAGAGAGCGTCGCGCTAGCAGATACAGCTACCGTAGCTACGATTTACGTAGTAGCTAGAGCAGAGAGCGTCGCTCTAGCGGATAGTCAAGATGCAACTATCACCACCGGCCCAGCAGTATACGACGTAGCTAGAGCAGAGAGCGTCGCACTAGCGGATAGTCAGTCTGTTGGCCCCTCCACGTATAACGGGGCGACTAGCGAGTCGATTGCGTTTACTGATACATCTACAGGCGTAGTACCTGTAGCGGGTCTCAACACAGCTGTTGAGTCTATCGGGCTAGTCGATGTTGCTACTGCACGTGGCATCTTTGTTGTAACCCGGCCAGAGACTGTAGGGTTCTCAGACAGTTACAATGTTAGCGTAACGTATTCAGTATCTAGAGCAGAGAGCGTTGCGCTTACTGATACCTCTACTGGCACGACCCCCACGGTTCTTACCGGAACTGTCAATGAGAGCTTCAGTCTTATTGCGCAGCAGGACGCGTTCAAGGGGGTCCTGCCGACGTCTAAGATAGGCCACTTTGGCGATCCGAAGAAGGAAGGGATCAAGGAGGCAGAGCGGGCTATGATACAGCTCGAAGATGAGTTTATCCTTGAAATTGTGTTGAGTTTGGCTGTTAAAGGAGCGATAGCATGATCTGGTCTGTACCTGTCCTGTATATGGCGCTGGCTTGCACTACGGTTGTCCCCCCACCGGGTCAGCCTGTACCTGTAGCTGCACCCAAAGCGACCGTACCGGTCCCCCCACCGAAGCCTGGTACGCTTCCGGCGCCTTCGTGGGACTTCCTGAAGATTTGCACGTTCTTGAATGAGAAGGGGGTGCAAACGCACCCCAATCTGAATCCTACTCGCTACTAACGTTTAGCTACCTGGCGTTCGAGCCAGGCATCAAAAACCCGCCGTGCTGGATTAGTGCGTGCGGGTTTCTTTTTTGTCGAAACCTTTTTCTGCTTCGCGGTTTTCACTTTGTCCGAATGTGTCCCCCACTCTAGGTTGCTCAGTCTACAGTTTCGTAAGTTAGTATCCTTGCATACTGCAAAGAGACCTTCGGGGCAAGGTCCGTTGAATGTACGTAGTACGAGGCGCGGCAGCCATTCTCGATGACCTCCCTTACAAAAATCCACCCAGTATCCTCGCTTATTAATAGTGGGGGGAATGATTTGGCCATTCCGCTTAAGTCTTCCATAATCACTTACCTCTAGTTCGTTTGCGCCGCTGTAACCTTCGAAGCCTTGAATTTTACGCCATTCTTCTATAATAGCCATATTAAATACGAAATCGGCCTTAAGGTTCGGCCGACTTCGATTAAAATTCGCGTTTAAGCCATCCTGAAAAGTGCTAAAATGACGTCCTATTCGGCCATTTCGACACGATCGGACGACGACTGCGTATTGGCCTGTGCCACTAGCTTAGCAATTAGACTTTGAGTCTCCCGCCAAGGCCGATCTGCCAAGACTTGAATGATGTAATCAAGTTCTTTAATCTCAAGCGTCAAAGTAACCATTAAGTACTCCAGTAGATTAGGCCCCGCCCGCCGTGGGGGTGCAACCAAAGATCACGAGCCGCGGGTTGCTCGAGAGTTCCATCCAAATAAACAATATCTTGACAGCTCGTGTTCATAAGCTGCTTGATACAACGCATGCACGGCATATGCGTTACGTAGCAAGTATGTATCTTGTCTACATCCCGGCATTGTAGTAGCGCGTTTTGCTCTGCATGTACCGCCTCGCAGAGGTCGGCCCCCGCCGGAGCATTAGCACCAGCGCAAGGCACATCGATACAGTGCGGACAACCACGGGGGACACCGTTGTAGCCAGTTGCAAGGATGCGCCCCGAAGCATCAACAAGAACGCACCCCACTTTTAGTTTGGAGCACGTTGCTCGTTGTGCCAAGAGCGACGCGATACCCAGCATTGTGGTACCAAGTGACGGCCTCACTTGATTGCTTCTCCGATAGCAGCCGCAATCTCCGGCTCGGGCCCCACCCAACCTTCAGGCTTGGCGGCATCGAAGGCATTGCCACGCTTTGTCATGCCACGAACCTTGCGCATATTAGCACTATGCACGGCGTTCCAAATGTCATTGAATGGAAGGCCCATTAGATACATCGTACCTACTGCAACGTAGATAAGATCCGCAAGACCGTCAGCGGCCCCCACCATATCACCATCAAATGAAGCAGTGACAAATTCATCGAGTTCTTCCTGCATGAACTTAAAGCGTTCAAAGACGAACTTCTGGGAGATTAATGAGGGGCTCTCAGAAGGTGCTTGGGCGATGATGCGACGATGGAAGTCTGCAACATCTTGGAAAACATCAGGCGGCAAAAGGATACTCAAGTTTCTCTCCATGTACGTAGTTAATAAGGTTCAGGTGCTTCGGTTCAAAATTGTCGAGTGTCGCGCTTGGATCTAGCTCCCAAGTAGGTAGCTCAAAAGTGGGTCCGGCCAATTGGTATTTGAAGATGTCAACGTGGTTTTCATAGATGTGTGTATCTCCAAGCATGAACATCAAAGTGCCCGGGCGGTAGTTAGTTTCTTGTGCAACCAAGAGCATAAGAGTTGCATACAAGATAATATCGCTTGGCAGACCAAGACACAGATCGACACTGCGCATATAAACAATACAATCAAGACTACCATCATTGCAAACATTGAATTGTGCCATCAGATGACATGGGGGGAGGCAATGGTATTCCTCTGCAGGATCGTACGCCGTAAGCATATGGCGCCGAGACAGCGGATTAGCTTGTATACTGCGCACCAATGACTTTATTTGGTCGACCCCATTAAAGTGCCGCCACTTAGCCCCGTAGATATTTCCTACGTCATAATTAGTAGACGCTTCGTACTTATTGGCAGCCCATGCTTTTGCGTTAGCATCCCAATAGTTACAACCGAAGTCTTTGAACGTCTTCAGGTCTGTAGCGCCCCGTAGAAACGCCGCGAGCTCACCGAACACGGGTTTCGGGAAGATCTTACGACTTGTGATAATGGGGAACTTGCCAATGCGTAGACTCTCGATTACAAGGTCAGCACCAAAGATTTGGCGCGTCGAACCAGCACGAGTTTTGCGCCGACTGCCACATTCTACGACGTCACTAACAAGCTGGAGATACTCAGCATCGAGATTACTCATCAGCTTTCTCCAAGCTCTGGAGATACTCAGCATAGAACACAGCGTAGTTAATTAAGTCAATTACTGTGTCCAGCTTACTATCAAAGTTGGGCTGTCCGCTTTTACTAATGAGCGACTTCAAGCGCATTACTTTAACAAACATCATCTGAAAGTAGCTAGCATCGCCAAGCGGGAAGTAATCGTGGATGCTAGTTTTATTATTGTAGTCTTGACCTTTCTTAACTACAATATCCATTGCTGGCTTTATGGCTGCCAGATAGCGCTGTGTATCCATTGAAGCTCCAAGTAAAGATGGGGAGTGGACTAATCCAGCTCCCCATCAGACCGAACGAGTTAAGAACTTACTGCGGAGCAGCAGTCGCTTCGGCTTCAGCGCTGGCCTTAGCCTTCGCAGCAGCTTCAATCGCCTCAGCCTTAGCCAGAATAGCAGCTGCATCGGCGCGCAGAGCATCGGCCGACTTGCCACCCTTCTTCCCCATATTGGGGTTCTTAACGGCAGCGCGGTAGTAAGCCACACAACCCATCGTGGTCTTCGCTTCTGGGAACTGCGTTTTGATAGCTTCCAGGACCGACTTGTTGTCAGCGCCATCGCGGATCATGTTCTTGGCGAATTCGCCAACGCCTTGGTTCGGGCCCCGTTTACCAGCGGAGTTGTACTTCTTGGCATCCGCAGCAGGAGCTTCGGTGGTGGCAACCGTTTCAGTCATGGTCTTTCCTTCTTCAAGTTGAGTAACTGCAGCACGAGCCGCAGCAAGGTTTTTGAACTCGGTAACAACAGCAATACCACGGCTAGCAGCAATGGCATTGTATCGAGCAATGAGTTCAGACATGCTCAATTTCTTCAACTCAGACATTTGCAATTTCCTTTATGATGTGTAGCGTTTACAGTGACGCTACGAATACATTATACAACGAATGAACGTTCCGGTGCGTTACTGTTACAATTATTACGTTTAGCACCTGGGACGACCTTTGCAAATTTCTCGATCCATGTTGCACCTTGCGCATGGATCTCCTTCAGATTGTACTAGAAAATACACTATTTGACCTTTTAACTGGCACTTTGGTGGAACGTAACCTTGCTCGATACAAAGCATAAGCATTATATCTGGAACTGGAGGGTCCGTAACTTCAGGCATTATTAACTCCTAAACGTTTGAGTTCTTCAAAGACACTATTTTGGGTGGCGTCTTTATCCACCATAACTTTAGCTACATGTTGGTCAATGGTTCCTTTCACTGAGATGATGTAGTTCATTACCGATCGGGTCTGTCCCCGGCGTAACAAACGGGCAATCAACTGAATGTACTCTTCCAGATTGTAAGTCAATGAAAACCAGCAAATAACGCTCCCCCCAAATTGCAAGTTTAGACCTAAGGCAGCTGCAGTCGGTTGCACGAGCAGCACGGGTGTCTGTCCTTGGTTCCATACTTCAACAGTCTCCGCAAGTTTGTTCTTTGACATACCACCACGAATGGCACAAGCATCTGGGAAGGACTTAACTAGTCTTTCATACTCGTGCTCGAATTGATACGCGACCATAAGTGGTTCACCAGCCAGCTCCTCGACAAGTGACTCAAGTCGGTCAATCTTTGCCCGAGATACAACATCATATACGCCAGTACTAGAATAAACAGCGCCGCCAGTAAACTGACGGAGCTTACTAGTAAGAACACCGGCATTAGCGGCAGTAACAATATTGTCTTGAAGCTTGAGGATGAAGTCGTCCTCAAGGACTTTATACTGGACCATTTCATCTTTGGTAAACTCTACTTCAAGCGGGACATCAATCAATGGCGGCAGGGTCAGGTAATCTTTCGGATCCAGGTACATCGCCATGTCGCTGATCTTCTCGATCAATTGCTTGGCTTCCACGTCCCGGATGAAATACCTGTACTGGTCGAAGGCCTTCTGGTAGAAATACTTCAATCGAAAGTGAGTAATGAACTTCCCCAGCCGTTGTCCCCCGTCGAGTACATAGCACTGACCGAATAGGTCCATTAATCCGTTTGCGGCAGGAGTCCCCGTGAGCCCCCACCGAAATAAGAAACCGGGTAATAGCGGTTTCAAAGTTTTGAACCGCTTGCTCGTAGTGTGCTTCAGCCTTGTCAACTCGTCGCATAGTAGTATTTGAAAGTTGTGACCCTTGGCAAGAAGGGGGGCCATCCACGCGATACCATCGTAGTTAATAACTACTACGTCATAGTAATCATCTTGTAGGATTAGCTCCTTGTCTGACCCATGCGCTAAGCCCACTTTCAGGTGGCTGAACTGCCTCCACTTTGCTGGCTCTGTCTGCCATGTAGTCAAGCATACGGTCAAAGGCGCAATGACTAGCGTTCTTACTCTTTTGTTTAGCAGCTGACCCACCATGCTTACAGCAGCCAGAGAAATCGAGGTTTTGCCCATACCGGGTGGCAAGAAGAGTGCACCTGCAGGTCGAGTAGCTAGCCATTCTACGCCTCGCTCTTGGTATTGCTCGGGTTTCCAAAATTGAGGGAGGAAGCCTTCAACTTCAGAACTAGATTCAGGAATAACGAATAGTTGTCGACCTCCTCGCACAAGAAGTTCATCCTCCGTAGCTCGCTCTGGACGTGCTTCTGTATCGGCATTAGGCTCTCTCCCGGCCGCTTGAACTCGATGAACATCATCCGTCCATTGGGGGCCATCAACAGGCGGTCCGGCCACCCGCGGCGTTTCTCGATTTTCAGTAATAGACATTCATGCTTCTCCGCTATTAGAACACATTTTCTTTCAATTTCGGATTCTAAAGGTACTGCCATGTTTCACCTCGACGTAAACGCTTGATTGCTGATGCGCTAATGTTATATTGGACTGCCAAGCTTCTACTGCTAGCACTTGAAGCTAGTATTTCGCGTGCTTGATCTTCCGTAAGCTTTCGAGAGGTAAACAAGCCATCACGAAGTGCATCTATTGTATTATCAGCATGCGTGCCTAGATACAAATGCTGCGGATTTATACAAAGCTTGTTATTACATCTATGCAAGACCATTTTGCTTCGTGGATCCGTGTTATTTGCATCTGCCCAAGTTATGCGATGCCCGTATCTAGTACCATATTTTGGTACTCCGAACTGTGGATACCCTCTAACAGTACTACCAGTCCAAATGATGCACTTAGAATTTGCAAGGTCCATTTTTTGTCCTTGAAAAACTACACCACCTACATTCGCTCGACGGGGTAGGTTCCCATAGTGACGTAGCGTAAATCGGAGCAGTACGCGCCTCATACTTCTTGCGAAGCTTTAGAAGCTCGTCAGCTGTGTAGTCGCGCGAATATACTTCGCCCGTATCGAGAAACCAGAATTCCGCAGTGACTTTTGTCAAATGTGGGTTCTTAGCATGCAGCGCAATGCCATAGAGCTCTGGTTGTTCAGTGGAGGGGACACGATACTTACCAGATTTGAAGTCAATGGCGTAACCGTGCTCCCCATCGATGTAGCTAGCATCCATCTTGACCCGAAGCCACGTGGATTTCTGAAACCAGTCAGGCAATGCGTTCCATTCTTTGTCGAACCCCATTGCTTGTTCAGCTCGAAAGTCCTTAGCCTTTAGCTCGTCGATAGCTTGTTTAAACAGCTGATTATCCGGAATGAGGTCCGTAGTCCAGCCGTTAAGGTAGCTTTCGATGTTCTCATGCATCTTTGAGCCACGCTCCATGGCGGGGGATCCACCGGAAGGCAGCTTCTTGATGAATTGATAATAAAACTTTGCTTTACATGTCTCGAAGACATCAAGCTTGCTAAAGCCCCATGCATCGTTAAATTGGGTCATGTTTGTCCTTACGTTTGTATTTGCGGTTGTAGGCGAGGGTTTTAAGGTAGTTATCTGGGTTTTTACGCCATTCTGCTACGCGCTCAACACTAGCTGCATTAGCTTTAGCACGATTATCAGGATCTGCCCGCCATTTCTGTGCAGCCAGCCTGTTCTGTTCACGCCGTCGTAGTAATTTCTCGTCAGTCATCACAGCTCCGCAAAGTTGTAACCGCGATCTTCTTCGCTAATAACTTTGTACTTTAACCGTTCTTGAAAGCTACCGTTCATAGCGGTTTCAAGATTCAAAGCTTCAGGGACAACGTCATCTACGGGGCACTGAATTACAAGCTGGTCGTGGACTGATAACACAAGTTCGCCAGTGCTTGTACGTTTTGCAAAGTCAATCATTGCCTGCTTGGTCTGATCCGCAGCAGAGCCTTGAATCAAGTAGTTCACCAGCTTGTACTCAAATGACTTAAACACACCCTTGATGAGCGACGGTTTCTGTGGATAGTAGTCCCGCCCACCGAGCGTCTTGACTGCCACACCAACACGTCCCCCACTCTGAATGCTACGTGTGAATTCCTTGATTTCAGGAAGAGCCGCAAGATAGCCGTTCTTAACTCGTGTCGCCTCGGTGACAGACATCTCAAGTGATTCCGAGATACGTCCCACACCCGCACCGTACAGAATAGCAAACGCAAGGGTTTTCGCTTCTCGCCGTGAGATACCTGCCAACTGGGCTGCAATCTGATGCAAGTCGGCATAGGGGTCCGCCTTCAAAGCATCAAGTAGTTTGCCCGAGGTAAAGTGCGCTAGCAGTCGAAGCTCCTGACCGGAGTAGTCTCGCCCCACGAATATCTTGCCAGGATCTGGAATGATATATTTCCGGACCTGGGGCAATGTATCAGCATCAAATGGGTAGCCAATGCGTTCAAGCTGCTTCTTCAGTCCCTCCCATTCTACAGGTACATTCTGTAAGTTGGGGGAGCTGCTAATCCGGCCAGTTCGAGCACCAGTATCTGAGTAGTTTCGGATCTGGTTCCATCTCATGTAGAGACGGCCGTGCTGCTCATACTGAACAAGCCAAGGTTGCAGAAAGGTCCGTAAACATGTGGCAATGCTACCACGAACAAGCAAATGACCAAGAAGAGTAGGATTGTCAATTGCATTGACGAGGCTTTCTTTTGCCGTGCTTCGAAGACCTGTAGGCGTTGTTGCAAATCCTTTGCTAAGTCCTGCAGATTCAATTGCGTCTGCAAGTTGAGCTCCAGAATCGACATCAACCGCTCTTCCGACAATGGAACAGATCGCCTCGTCGAGTTCGTCGAGCTTTCCCCAGTAAGCGTCGGCGTCTTTCTTAAGCTTGGGTCCATCAAGGTTTATTCCCCTTTGCTCCATTTTCAGGATATGCGGCATGAGTTCAATCTCACGCCGGTACGCTTCATCCATACGGAACGTTGTTACCATGGTGCTCCCCCATCTCCGATCTTGCTTGTATCCGGCTCACGGGGAGCAATCTGCTTAGTCTGCCCCGTGCCGTTAGCCATAAAGAACTCATACAACTTATAGGTACGGATCACGTCGCCCATCGCGTAAGTACCGACCAAACCGCCTGGAGCTTTTGCAATATGCGCACCCCAAGCTTTGTCGTTGGCCCTACAGACTCCGTGGGAAACGAGCCACTCGCGTACTGCGTCCTGTTCTTCAGGCGGCATATCCAAGAGTTTGTCACTGAGTGGTTTAAGGGACAGCTCACCAAATGGATCGTGTAGAAACGCGAGGAGCATTGTGTCATGTACTCTCTCCCACGGAACAGCCAAATGCATCTTCTCTTCAATGATTGAACAGTCGAATGGTGCATTGTGGAACACGAACTCCAATGACGGGTCCGATAACAGTTCTTTCAACCGAAACCACCCATCGTTCCGCATACAGTTATTCTCGGTTGGGTGGCCCCACGCGAGGTACTGCGCTGTCGTACCGTCATAGATAGCCAGTCCAGCAGGTTCCGGCGGGTAATTTGGTCTTGTATCAATCGCGTCGCTCTCAAAATCTAGTGCTACTAACATTCCTATTCCTTAGTTGTAAAAAGACCGCCTTGTGTAATTTGCCAACTCAGACCGAGGTCATTCGGGGTCTCATACACAAGGCGGAAACTCGGCGTTGGCTACTGCGAAGTGCCGCCGAGGGAGGGACTCAGTACTCGTTAGGGAACCACTTGCGCAACCGCATTACAAGACAATACTCGTATGTTCGCATTGCTTGTAATTGAATTTGCAAAAGTTGTACAAATTCATGTTTAGGTTCTTGAGCTAAATACGAAGCTAAATTTGTAACTTTAGCTACAAGTGATTCGTACTCGTTTACTACGCGTTCTTGATATGCTTCCATATTAGTCCAGTGAAGGATACGGCGTCATTGCCAGCTGGTACGCCTCATCTTGCTTAGTCATCAGCAGCATCGGATCAATATCAGCAGTATGCTCTTTGATGTCCAGATGCACTTTGAAGAACGACTTCTTATCTTCTTCAACTGACAACGTAGTAACAAACTCGCCGGTGAGCTTAGCTGCTGACTGACAACGACCAACGAAGTTGTTCACTGCAGACAACGAAGTCACAGGAATCTTCGCCGTATACATGGGGGCCGATTTCAGAGGCACACCAGCCGGTACCATGATGACGCGAGCGCCTTCACGACATGCTTTGCCCTTACCTGGAACAGTCGAACCAGGCCGTGGGGGAGCTGATCCCCACTTATTCTTCGGGCATTCAGCGCATGTATCGGATTGTGGGCTCGCTGCATCAGGATGCGGCCCGTCATCATCAAGTGCATAGCACGCCGGGACTTGCGCATTGTCCGGATCGTACGGGCCGTCGTACCAACTACGTTCCCCCACAGCTGCAAGGACCCGCACATCAGCTTTGTTGTTCGGAACAGCTTGACCATCAACTTTCAGATTAGCGTTCTTGAAAGTAATGTAGCTCCCCGTTGTACGCATACTCTGGGCAGCTTGTGCTTGCCGCTCGAGTAATTCTTGACGACGCTTCTCGATCATATCCATAGATTCGAGGTCGGTTTTTGTTTCTGTCTTAGCCATATTAGCTCCTAGATGACTTGGTCAATGAAATATCAACATCTTCTACTGCTTCGGTACCTGGAATTAGTCCTTCGTTTTCGTAAGTTTCCCTCCATGCAAGAACTGAAATGCGTTTCTGAACAAGGTCAAATCGGTCATGCGACTTGATATAGTTAAACACATCGTCCCAATCAGTGACAATGGGAATGATGCTAGTCTTGATACCACAAGTGGCATTATGACCGGACGCTTTCTGCAAACCACTAGCTTCGAGTGTGGCGAGTATAGCGTTTCGTGCTTCGGTCTCTTCTGCTTTGAGCTCTTTGGCTTTACGTTCGTAGCCAAGCCGCATCTCACGAAGAGCATATAGTGCGTCGATAGCACTGCCAAGATCAGTTGTCGAAAGGGTCATTTTGTGCCTCGATAATCTTCAAACCAAAAACTTGCGGATAGAACTCTTGCTCAACACCCGTGTCACAATGCTTAACTTGTACACGACCGGTGCTGCCAGCTGATTGTGGCGACCTAAAACTCTGGAACTCATAAATCTCATCTCGAAACGAGAGGATTTTCATTCCAGGTTTTACTTCGTTACCACTAGCTTCTTCAATTAGTTTATGTTTCATTGAACTTAGTCCTAGTTACAAGCAGTAGAATTACCACTTGAAATTATATTATACAGCAAAAGCACGTTTTAGTGCGCGCCTGTTGCATTTGTTACACTTTGAAGAGAAGAACAGCGAAGCCCAAAACAATGATAACCACAATGGTAATCCACATAGCTCGTGTAGTCCATACATCGGGGTTGCGATATGGCCCCTCTATACAACTACCATACTTCTCGCCCTTAAACGCTCCGTTGTTCCCCTCCATTGTGCGGGGAGTAAAGCAGTCGCTAGTTTTAGGCGTGGCGCCGTCATTGCGAAGCGTGTGGATCCGTGGTGGGCTGTCTTTCATTTGGACTCCTGCGCAGTGGGCTGGCGGGCTGCGTCTCTAGTTCTGATCGCGTCAATAAACAAGGTGATATATCCGTCGTTGTGTCCTTGTACGACACCTCTTTCGTAGGCTGACAGAGCCTTTCGCCACCGCTCAGCAT